GGATAACAGGCTTAGATATTGATATCAGTGAGGTAGCAACACGATGAGCTATGTGCCTACAACCTCATCGGCTCAGAGCTTACCGGATATTAAAAACTGGATAGCCGGTGAGCTTGTGAGGATATCAAATAGTTTTACAACATCAAGACAAACTTTAAACATACCCGTCGTAAATGCAGCACCCGCAAAGCCACAAGTTGGTGATGTTGTGTTTGCAGACGGCACTAACTGGAACCCAAGCGGCGGTCGTGGACTTTATTACTACGACACAAGCTGGGTAAAAATAGCATAGGTACAAGTAATGGGTTTATTTAGCTTTGGCGGTTCAAAATCAGATTCAGAATCAAACAGTAGTTCTTCTACATTTGTTGATCCGAATCAATCACCATACTTACAAGACATTTACGGTCAAGCGCAGCAGCTTAACGCTCAAGGGATGCCCGTTGAGGGCGTTGCCGGGATCAACGGCATGTTGGGTGGCGCACTTGGCACAGCTTACGGCGCTGGAGGTATGCAAGCGGGTGTTGGCGCTAACATGATGGCCTCTGGCGCTAATGCGACCCAAGGCACAGGTATGGCGTTGAACTACGCGGGTGGCGCGATGGGTGGTAACGCTCAAGGTGGCATCAACACCGCAATGGGTGCGGGTCAAGGCATGGCGAACATGGCGGGCATGATGGGAGCTGCTAACAACCAAGGCTTTAACGCCGCAAACGCTGGTCAGTACATGAACAACAGTGTGCTTAACGGACAGATAGATGCTGCAAGTCGGGACGTTGTGCGTAACCTTCAGGAAAACCAATTAACAGGTATCGCGTCTAACGCCGCTGGTACAGGTAACTCTGGCTCTAGTCGAGCGGGTGTCATGGCGGGTATTGCTGCACGAGGCGCTGGTGATCGGATTGGCGATATATCGGCAAGCATGAGAGGTCAAGCATACAACACGGGTCTTGGTATAGAGGCTAACAGAGCATCTCAAAACGCTGGGTTCCAGCAACAGGCTAACCAAGCAAATCAAGGTGCATACAACAACATGTTGCAGTTTGGCGCTGGTATGGGTCAGAGCGCGTACAACACCAATCAGCAGAACCAACAGTTTGGTGCAAACTTGGCTGGGCAGTTAGGCCAGCAAGGGTACGGCAATATGATGTCAGGCGCTAACATGATGAATCAAGGCATAGGAATGCAGCAGGGCGCTGGACAGTACATGCGAGATTACGATCAGCAGCTTCTTAATAATCAGTATCAGCAAGCTATGTCTCCGTTTAATAGTCTCAATTTCTATAGCAATCTTGTTGGTGCCCCAAACAACTTGAGCGAAGCAGAGTCAAGCTCAAATTCAAGCTCAATGTCTGTCAGTGGTGGATTCGGTTAAAGGTAACTATTTATGAGAAATTATTTAACAAGTGGCGGGTTGCTCCAAGATGGTGAGGAGTTAGGCCGTCTTTATTCTGAAAATAGAAATAATATAGAACAGCAAATGCCTAATTTTTTACCGATGATTCCTCAGAATCGGCAAGAGTTGGTGCTAATGCAGAGGTCTATGATTCCGACAGGGCAGATAGACCCGCAGACAGAAATGCCTACGTTTGTTACGCCAGAAAAATTTATTTACGAAAAAAACACCGCAAAATTAAATATGCTGCATGGAAAAGCTAACGAAGAATTTAAGCGTAAAGTAAGCAATCCGTTATTTAAGATTGGGGATTTTGCTGCTGATATTGCTCGCAACACAATAGGCGCTCCAATCAATTTCATGACTGACGGCGTTGGTTTTCAAATGGATCCAAGTGAGAATTCCAAAAGAAAATTTGAATCGCGTTTAGAAGAGTTAGATCAACTACAAGAGCTTAACGCTAGAGGTTTTGCAAACTCTAGAGCTGAAAGAACAAAGGTTATGGACAGTGCTGTAACAAATCGGCTAGGTAAAAATGCTTCGGGGATAAACGCAAACAACATTAATAATATAAACCCAAGAGACTATACCGTTGAGTCAGTATCAAATTTCCAAAAAACTGGTAATTTTTCAGATTTAAAAAGATATGACTCGATAGAAAGAGTAAAAGATACGAACGGTATTGTTCGTATGTTCGATAAGTCAAGTAGTGAATATCTAGGTCAAGCCTACGGCGCAGATTCGGTAGGTGCGGACGCAGCTGAAATTAGCGCAATAAAAAAGTTTGACGAACATCGAGTAGATTTTAAAGGAACATTTAACAAGCAATACCAGCGTATACGAGGAGTAATGGCGTCCAGAAAAATTCTGGAAGATGAGATAGCTAAAGTAATACCTATATTAGAAGCCGGAAAAGGTGCTGGTTTAGAATCATTGTTAGCTTCTATACCAACCACAGATGCAAACAGAGTTAAAAACATTTTAAGCACAGTCCAAGCAAACATCGCGTTTGACAGGCTTCAAAAAATGAGAGATGACAGTGTTACAGGTGGTGCTTTGGGTAATGTTTCCGATGCAGAAATAACATTGTTAATGAATTCTTTGACACAACTGTCTAACGCTCAAACCCCAGAAGCCATACTAGAGTCTTTGGAAGTTGTCATGCGTAAAAACCATGAGTATCTTGGTTTAATGGAAAGTTCTTTTGTTGAGGATATCTACAAATACGGTGGAGATAGGGAATTGCGTAAATTAGACGAAGAAGGTTTCTTAAAGTATCCACCGATAACAATTGGCGGCAAGGAATACAACCAGTTACCCGTAATGCCTAACTCTACTGATGATGAAGAGATATCTGAATACGACAAAATGTTTGGACTATAAGGTTAGTAATAATGGCGGAACTTACAGAAAAAGATTACAAAAACGCTTACCAAACTTACAGGGATGCGGGTCAAATTGATAAAGCTAAAAAAGTTGCTAAACAATTTCAGGCTTTTAAGCAAAAACAAAGCCAGCCCGTTGAATACAAGCCTATGGAGTCTGTCAGGAATTTCTTTCCATCTCTTGGCGGCGTAGTATCTGACATAGGTTCTGCGGTGATGAGTCCTATAGACACTGGCAAAGCTGTGCTTAATTTAGGTAACAGCGCAATTACTAACGCTGGGCAGATGATGCAAGATGCGTTACCTGAATCTTTTGTTTCAAACATGAATCGTTTAGAGAACACACTGACGGGGCGTGATCTACCAACTGAAAATGCAAAAGACTATCAGCGTCCAAACCAAGAAGCCGGTGAGGCTTTTGCGGGAATGTTGGATGACAGATATGGTTCTATGGACGCTTTAAAAACAACTGCGATGGAAGACCCTGCTGGTCTTCTTTTGGATTTAAGCTCAATACTTACAGGTGGCGGCACAACGGCTGCTAAAGTCGGCGGTAAGGTCGGAGCTATGGGGCAGAAAGTCGCTGACGTTGGACGTTTTATTGACCCTATTACTGGTGCAGTAAAAGCTCCGGTTGCGGCTATTGAAAAAATTACTGGCAAACCTATTTCTACCTATCTTTATGAAAGTGCTATGAAGCCAAGCACAACACTTACACCAGACGCTAGAAAAAATCTTTTAGAAACAGCAATGGATTTAAACGCAAGACCAAATGTTAAAAGCGTTGAGAAATTAAAAAGACAGCAGCAAGGTGTTTTTGATGAGATATCGGAAATAGAAAACAGTGCCGGTGCAAAAGCATTTGGCGATTTTGTAGATAACTCTGAGCTGTTTACAGGCATCCCTGAAGTTGCGGCAAAGTACGCTCCACCCTCAACAACAGCTAGAGCTGATTTAAATTCCATAGCTAAAGTAATGCAAGATCAATTAGATTCTATTGAGGCAATGGGCATTTCTGGAAGCCGGTTATCTATTGACGATCTGACAAAAATAAAAAGAAATATCTATGAGAAAGTTAAATTTGACGAGGGGCAGCTTGCGGGTCGAATGGATAGGCCAACAGAGAGAACGTACAAAGCTATAGCGCGTGCTGCTAAAGAACAGTTAGAGATTTACATCCCTGAAGTTAAAGAGCTAAATAAACTTTATGGAGATATTGCGCAAGTTCAGAAAAAACTGCAAATACCAGCGTCAAATCGCATAGGTAACAGGGATTTAATAGGGATTGGTGCTCCTATAAAAGCAGGGGCGGGTGCCGCTATGAGTGGCAGTGTTGGAGCCGCCGCTGGAGTTTTAGCTGGCCTTATGGATACGCCTAGTATTAAAGCTTCTTTAGGTATAAATGCAAGAAGAGCCGGAAAGGTTGTTAGAGACCCGGCGACTAGCGACATTTTAAGAGCAACAGCCTTAGCTGGAAGAAATGAGCAATATCAGGAAGCAGTTTTAGCTGATAAAGAAGAGCGTCGGCGAGAAAGAGAATTAAAAGAAGCACAACGAAAGGATCGACCGTAATGGGAATGTTAAATTATTTTAATGAGATGGCAGAGCGTATGCGGTCAGAACAGACTGCGGTAGATGCTCGTATGGACGGGTATGATCAAAAATATGGTACTAATGCTCTTAGTTTTATCCAAAGCCAGTTCCAACAGCCGCAAACCGCAGACTTCATAGACTCTTCCAACCTAATGGCACAAACAAACTCAGCAGCCGGTATTGTGAACCCAGCAGCCTTTATGCTTGAAAGTTCAGCGCAGCCGCTACCATCAATGCCTTCTTTGGCGATGTATGATCCTCGCAGCAACAACATTGGCGCTTTGGAAGAGCTGACGGTTGAAGAACAAATGGCTCGTGCTGGGTTAACGCCTTATCCTGAAATAGAGATGATTCAGTAATAGTGAGCATACTTAGCCAAGTAGCAAAACGAATCAAAGCCTACCACGGCTCTCCCCATGATTTTGATAAGTTCTCGACTGAGAACATTGGAACCGGTGAGGGCGCACAGGCTTATGGTCATGGTCTGTACTTTGCCGAGCGTGAGGGTACGGCTGCAAGTTATAGAGACGCACTGTCTGGGAAAAATGCAAGTTTTGATGATGGGTCGTATGTTCCAGAATGGGTTTTGCAAGCCCAAAAAGATGGTAAGTTAGACACAGCAAAAAAAGATTTTCAAGACAGGATTGTACAAATTAAAGACGCGATGGATTCAAGCCCGCAACCTCACCTATTACAAGATCAACTAGATTCAAACGCAAAGATTCTGCAAGGCATCGATAGATTAAATTCTGGAGATGTTCCAAAAGTAGGGCGCATGTATGAGGTAGATATTGATGCGTCGCCAGATGAGCTGCTTGATTTTGATGCGCCCATAAGCGAGCAAAGTGATTATATTAAAAATGCTTTAGAAAATTTAAATATGAAAACTTTTAGCGGCGATAAACGCGGCATCGATTTTATGTCTAAAAATAATTGGCGTGGTCAAACTCTTTATGAAACTCTTGTAGGTGCAAACGTCAGAGGACAACCTCAAGCGACAGCAACATTGCAAGAGGTGGGCATTAAAGGCATCAAGTACGCTGACGCACAAACCCGATTCTCTCCAAAAGGCAGAACTAATAACTACGTTATATTCGATGACAAAACCGTTGAAATAGCGCGTAAGTATGGCGTATCTATGCCAGTGGCGGGAGCTATCCTTGCTGGCACTATGACGCCAGAAGATGCACAGGCTGCATCAATACCAAAAGTTACTAGAGATTTGATGAACAAATATTTTACGCCTGAAGCAATTGAATACGCAACGAAACAAGCTGATGCTAGAAAATCAAGGGAGGCTATTACAGAGATTGATATAGATGATTTTTTAAATTTAGCTAGAGAGGGGTATTCACCTCAAAAAGCTGAAGGAATTGCAAGCGTAAATCAGTTCGATGATTTACCTTTTTTAAGCATAAGAGAAGAAGATGGTATTGCTAATGTGATAGGCCACGAGGGGCGGCATAGAGCAAGACGCTTAAAAGAAATGGGTGAGTCTAAAATGCCTATTAGAGTAAGAAGTGACATCCGATGGGATCAACAAAATGACCCAAAAGCTTTTGATTATTTACATGATTACCCCCGTATTTTGTTTAATGAAGACAGAACTAAAAAAACTCCGTTCCCTTTTCGTCAAGGTGAGTCTAATTTTATACCTTCTGAGTTTATGGATATTCAGGATATATCCCGTGCAAAAAATCAACGCAAATCTGCGTTTACAAGTAGCGATGATAAACTGTTAAAAGAATTAGGTTTGGGTTCTTCGGCAGCTCTTGCATCAGGGAACACACTAGCCTCTGTAAAGCCTCAAGACGGTCTTCTAAAAGATACTGGTGATGTATTAGGTGAAATTATGGCGGGTGCAAACCGAGGTGTTGTAGACGCGCTAAACTTTTTTACAGTCGATCAGATTAACGCAATCAGCCAACTTATGGGTAGTGATAAAAGAGTGCCCACGCTGTATGATGTGCCCTTAATTGAAGAAGCCACCAGCGGTAATTTTATGGACAAAGGTGCGTTACGACAGGCAGTCAGACAAGGCAGTGAGTTTTTATCACCGATTTGAACATAGGTTTGCTCGAAAACCACTGTACCCGGACTGTACAAAATGGCTGGAAACCCCTGAATTACCTACATAAGTTTCCTATCAGGAATAATAATTAAAATATCTATTTCGTTAATTATCAATCACTTAGCTACATCTTGTTCTGTACCGAAGTGTACCTAACCCTTTTATTTATCATCATTTCACACTATACTGTAGTTTCATTCTGTACCAAGCGGTGTACCAAATGGGTGTCATTCAAAAACGCGAAGGCGTGCAAGGAATAACCTACCGAGTTTTAATTCGTAAGAGTGGGCACAAGGCTGTTAGCAAAAGTTTTAGTAAGAAAGCTCTTGCCAAAGAGTGGATGTCAAAAACCGAATTTGAGCTTGATCGAGATTTGTATCGAAATGACAAGGCCACTTTAAGAGAAACAATTGATAGATATTTTAAAGAGGTTCACAGCATCAAACCATTTGGAGCTTCCAAAAAGTGGTCGCTTGAGTTGCTGAGTGAACGATTAGGTGATTTAAAACTTACCGAATTAACTAGCAGAAGGCTACAAGCCTATGCGGTTGAGAGGTCACAAACAATATCTCCTGCGTCCGTAAATATTGAAATGATTTATCTTGGTGGCGTGTTGTCTGCGGCAGATTCTATTTGGGGAGCAAAGCCCAAACTGCAAGATTACAAAAATGCCATGTCAAATTTAAAAAAGCTAGATGTCATATCGGGTTCTGAAGAGCGCGTAAGACGAGCTTCCGATGCAGAACTTACACTTATCAAAGATACAGTCGTTAAAGGCTCACCAGTACCTGATTGGATTGATTTCGCTGTGGCTACAGCTATGCGTCGAGGAGAAATAGGCGCTTTGCTTTGGAATGACCTAAGTTCTGACAAAAAAAATATAATAATTAGAGAGCGTAAGCACCCTCGCAAAAAACACGATGACGTAGTACCACTGTTACCGGCAGCTATTGAAGTCATATCCAGACAAGTGCCTGAAGACTCGGACAGAAAAGTGTATGTTGGTAAAGGTAAGAACAAGCGTCTAGTGTATGCTTCTGAACTTATTTTCCCACAGAACGCGCAGTGTGTGGCTCAAGCATTTAAAAACGCGTCAAAGCGTTGCGGCGTTGAGGATTTAAGGTTTCACGATTTAAGGCATGAGGCAATATCCCGATTGTTTGACATGGGGCTTGACTCGATGATTGTTGCCGTATTTAGCGGTCACAGAGATATTAATATGTTGCGGCGGTACACGCATCCAAATGCAAATAAAATTTTGGACATGATAAAAACTAGCGTTAGTAAATAAAAAAAAGGGGGTTAACCCCCTTATTGTTTTACGTTTAAATGTTCAATTTGCTCAATCAATTCTTTTAAATAAAACTCTGCTTTCTTTAAATCTTGCAATTGTAGATCGGTGTTGTCTTTATGTTTGTGACGCCAGCGATGCAAATATTTCTTAACATTTCCTTCAAGAAAATATTGATACCCATCACCAAGCGAGTCTTCTAAGTAGCGGAGGCACTCGATAGCGCCGTAGGTGTAATGAGCTGGGTTCTCTACGTTCTTATCTTTCTCGACTAAATCCAACATCAAGTTGTAACCCCTATTCTAAGTTGTTATTTGCGCTAAACCTATGTCACGTTTTTGATTAAAAAACGCTTCCACAACAGCCTTGTCTGCCACCCTTTTCTTACCTAATTTATAGGTAGGAATCGGAAAGCTCTCCTTATGCACCGAATTGTGCAAGCCTTTCACTGACATCCCTAAAAGGTCTGCAAGCTCAGGCATTTGATAATATGGTTTATCCATTACTTCTCCTTGTATTTTAAGTTTTGTAAATTGTTAATAATATAGTCTTTACCTGATTTAGCGTGTTCAGCAGCTATCTCAAAAGGCACATGTACAAACTCGTAAGCCACATCAAAGCTGTCGTGTTTAACGGCGCAAACAGTTTGAACGCCCGGTGTTTGACTTTTAAGTACAAACTGTTGTCCACCACCCTCATAACTATTAGCCGAAGTAACACTGTATTTAGTCATAACACCGTTTTGTATAACCATTAAATCACTTGTGTCAGAGCTGTCTTTGTTAAACGCAACCGATCCTCCAGCGTTTACAATGTAACTTACAAACGCATACAAACCAGCGTCTTGCCTTTCCGATGCCTCACGATATGAGCTAACAGCATCTTGGTCTGAGCCTAACGTCAGCCATATGTATTCAACATCTAATATCTTTGCTAACTTCTTAACTGAGTTAGCCCTTGGTCTTGCTTCACCAGACAGCCATTTTCTAACAGCTTCTTGTGAAACACCCATCATCTTTGCAATTGTTACCTGTCTGCCTTTGCCATACTCTGGAATACTAGAGCTTTTATTACATGCTTCGTTCAATCTATCTTTAAAACTATTCACTTTATTCACCTTATTTAATATTGTTGGTTCAAAATCCATTTATATTAAATACTAAAAAATCTCCTATCAATGTGATGTAACGCACAAACTATAAGTAGTTATAGGCTTTGTCTACGTATGAGTCTACGCACCACCACAACATTTCATCTGTCTGCTGTGGACACGTTAGGAATACGGTGTATGAATATTGCAATAAATTATTAGTCATGAGGCAATATTGCATTAAAAATACAACTAAGTCAACTTTTTGTTGTTTTTAGTTGTTTGACAAATGTTAGTAACGCGCTTTGCCCCTCCTCTTTAGATTTTAATGTGCCCAGTACACGGCTGTCAGCAGTGTCTTTTGACATTATGTGAATCACTCGAACGGGCTTAGTTTGCCCTTGTCTATGTAATCTGGCATTAAACTGTTGATACAGCTCTAGAGACCACGTTAAGCCAAACCACACGATCACGCTGCCACCTTTCTGTAAGTTCAGCCCATGACCCGCGCTTGCTGGGTGGCAGAGCATCACGGGTATCTCGCCATTGTTCCATTTGTCTATCGTTTTTGGGTTCTTGTCGAGTACAACCGCTTTTGGGATGGCTTTTTTGATTTCAGCCAAATCTGACTTAAAGTTGTAAGCAACCAGTAATGGCTCTGTTGATGTGTCTGCAATCTCAACTAACGCCTCTACTTTCTTAGCGTGCATCAGCTCATAGCCTTCTTCGGTATAAATGCACCCGTTGCTTATCTGCAATAGCTTGTTGATTTGTACCGCCGCATTGACCGCCATAATCTCACCGGCCTCATACATTAAAATGAAATCACGCTTCATATCTTCATAAGCTTTTCGGGCTTTAGGTGGCAGCACAACGTCCACGTTAACGTCTAAGCGATCTGGCATCTCAAGGTAGTCTTCGCTAGACATACGAAGTACAACGTCTTTTACTGCACGATAGATGGCATTAACCCTGTCCTTTTTGACAGCCCACTGGTTCCATGCCGGGTTACCGATTAGCTGGCAATACTTTTCTAAAAACTTGCCTCTTGTGTTTTGTAATCGCTTACCCTTGTCAAGCAGATAAATCTGAGGCCACAGCTCCATTAAGTTATTTGGCGCTGGTGTCCCGGTAAGCTGCACCATCCGATCTATTTTCCCTAGCACTTTGCGTAAAGACTTCCAGCGTTTACTGCTGTGAGATTTAAAGCTGCTCGACTCATCGATTACAACCATGTCGTAATGCCACTTTTGGCCTAGTAGCTCAACAAGCCACGGTATGTTCTCTCTGTTAATGATGTGAATCGGTGTCTTTTCAAAAACTGCGGCTTTGCGTTTTGCAGGGCTTAAACCCGCTAAAACCGTGTGTTTTAACGCGCTTGTGTGTTCCCAGAGCTGTATCTCTGTAGGCCAAGTGTGTTTTGACACGCGTAGGGGCGCAACAATTAGCACCTTTTCAACCTTTTTGGATGCAATTAAGTCCGATAAGGCGGTGAGGGTGGATATTGTCTTGCCCAGACCCATGTCGATCCAAAGTGCTGCAACCTTTTTCTTTTTAACAAAGTCTACAGCCTTGACTTGGTAATCATGTAGATTTTCTCGGTTCAACATAGTAATTCTGATCCGCTTTTTATGCTGTCTACAACATGCACATGAAATCCAGCATTTTTTAGACGGCGATGTATAGCAAGCTGGTAGGGTGTTGGCTTTTTGTCTGGCGCTTTGAATTCTATAATCACAAGCTCCCCCTCTTTAAAATATATTCGATCTGGCACACCACGCTGAGAGGGTGACACCCATTTGAACGACAGCCACCCCCTTGCTTTTGCAAGTTCAGTAACCTTGTGTTCAATGTGCGACTCTCTCATTTTCTATATCGTTTTGACTCATACCCCTCGGCAGTCACCGGAAGACCCTCTGCCCAATTGGGCAGCTCACACATCAACGCCTCAAACTCAGCCAAACTGCCATGTTCGCTTGGCACATCGGCAATAATTTCATCATGGACATGCAGAACAACAGGGTAGTCAGCTTTTTCTAACCGAAGAACGGCTTCGGCTAAAACATCACGGGCTACCGCTTGAGTGATTGATTGAACTAGTGAGCCGCCATACGCTTTAATCTGACCCCACTTATGGATGTGGTTGTTCATCCCCTCATACACCAGCTCAACGCCTCTATCGCTTGGCTGTATCTTGGCGTTTGGGAATGAGAGGATGCGCTTTGATGGGAGTTTAAATAAAAGATCACCATTAACGACTTTAAATGATCCCTTAGATGCTTCAAACTCTGTACCGTAGCTGACGGCATTTTTTGCAGCTCTTTCAACATCAGCCCAAAGCTTAACGATGTTAGGGTTAGCCTCTCGCCAATCGTTGCGTATTGTTAACGCCTGACCCTCTGTCACTTCAGCACCATAGGCTTCGGACATTTTCTGGAATGCTTTAACACCCCCTTGATAGCCCAATGCCAGTGTCGCCACCTTGCCGACAAATCGTTGGTCGTAATTAATATCGCTGTACGCTATTCCGTACATGTTTGACGCCGTTGCTTTATAGATGTCTCGACCTGATCGGAAGACATCAAGAACGTCTTCACTGTCTGATAGCCACGCTAAAACTCTAGCCTCAATGCTTGAGTAATCTGCAACCACTAACCTATTGCCGTCCGAAGGTATCAGCATCCCGCGTAAGCACGACGCCAATGCATCCATAGGATCACCCTTGATCACTTTAGGATCACGCTGACGCATCAGCTTAATCACTGCATCCACATCATCAACATTTGGGCGTGGGAGGTTTTGAGGTTGAAAGTGTCTGCCTACCCACCTTCCAGTGGCAGCTCCGTGATAAGTCAACACGCCATGCGCTCGACCATCTTGCCCAAGGCACTTCAGCATCGCTTCAAACTTTTTAGTGCTGGTACGGCTCAGTGACTGACGTATTTTAAGAAACTGTTTAACAATCTTTGTCGCAGATGGGTCATCTAACGCCTCGGCAATGGTTGCCTTGTCATAGGCTTTTAAGTCATAACCTTGCTCTGCAACCCATGCGGTTGCTTTGGCTCGACTACCCGTTGAGTCCATCGAACCATTAGTAATTTCGTGTATCTTTTTGTTACACCGAGCGGTGTGCTGATCAATAATATTAAGAGCATTATCTATGCTTTCTTTATCAAGTCGAACACCTCTCCAGTTTATAACTTGGTCTGTGATCCACACATCAACTTCTAAGCCTTTGAGGTTTCTAAGCCTTGTTCGTATCTCACGTTCAGCCACCACATCTTGAATGCAGTAGTCACATAATTCTTTAAACATATCCGGGTCTTGTCTGCGCTCACCACGGTAGGGTTTGCACAACCGCTGTATTAATAATTTACCGCGTTTAGATTTAACATCATCGCCACTCAAGCCTAGCGCATCACCACACTTTCCCAATGCGCGGGGATAAGCTTGTGCGGCGGCAAGGGCTGCACTGTCACGCCATTGTTGTATAGGAACCAAAGGCCACCCAAGCGTTTGATTCCAGATCGACATCTCAAAAAAGCTATTCCACGCCCACACTGTTGCGCCTTGCTCGATCAAGTCGAAAAGCCTTTGCGGCGGTGGCATGTCTGGCGTCCAAAGGGTAGGGGTCTCGTCACCTAGCGCCCACGCCAAGCACAACACCTCAGTGGTATTATGATCGGCGTAAGCGTAGGCTCCGGCCTTAAAAATGTCACACTCAGAGTAAGTCTCAAAGTCCATTGTGATGTTCATACAAGCTTTTTCCGTAGCCATTTTTGACTGAGACTGTGAACAACCGGAGTCTCTTTACGCTTCCACTGAGTGGGTCGTTGAATCTCACGTTTCTTTGGCAGTAAGTCATCGTCAGTTATAAAAACGCCGTGACCTCTTGCCTTTTTCATGCCCATGCGATTCTTTAAAATCCGATATGGAATCCCCGCTTGACGAGCAATCTCGCCGACAATTACGTCCTTCATGTAATGTTCTGGAAATCTCTCACCGACGTAGGTGTAGCTCAAACGGGGTTTCATCGTCACTCCTTAACTTAAAAAATCATCTTCGGCTTCAACATCCGCGTCTTGCTCTGCTTGGATATCATCGAAAACAGTATCGACCGCAATACCACCAGCACCAAAGGTGTCGCCATCTTTGGAAAACTGTAAGGCGTTGAGATTACATGCCACTCGTTTGCCCCATTTGTTGTCCATTACCCACAACGAAATAGCCGCATTAACGTAGCACCCGGCATAAGGACGACCGTCTTCTTCGACCAAAGGTGTCCGATCTCTATCAATAATTTGTGGTCGTAGTCTTGAAGCACAACTAATAAACATTGCATTCTCATACCCGTCGTACGACTTGGAGTTTCCGTCACCAAGGCAAGTGTTTAAACCGTTAGGAATTTGACCTTTGAACGCATCTAATGCGGCTTCCTTAATTACCTTTTTAAACGACGCGATTTGTGCCTTGTCGTTTTCTTTGTCCAACAAAAGATTGCAACTAAACTTTGGCGCTTGGCCTTCGTTAAAAGCTTTAGGTGTCCAAATCTCTGGAAAAGACAGTCGTGCATTCTTAATCATTATTACGCTCATTAAATTATTCCTTTATTTCTGAAAAGTAAGTGGCAACATCAGGCTTAATAGCTGGTCTAGGATCAGAGTCAGGTGCAAGACTTGGTTTGCCTTCGGGTTTAAAGCAGAGTTCAGTAACCTCTGCGGCTCTCGCTTTACCAAGCAATTTCTCTGCTTGAGCTGGCGAAACTAGTTTGTTGCTGTGCGCGTCATCGCCAAGCAACTTAATTAAATGTGTTTCTGCGTCTTTGTCGTTAATCCACTTGCGCTGAGATCGACCCTGAACGAGCTTGTAGCCGTCCAAGATTCCGCCATCAAAGAGAATCCTCTGTGCGTGCTGTTGAACACCTCGCGCCCAGCCTATGAGCGCATCCATTTTCGGAACGAGCTTGGATATCTCATCGGGGGTGAGGGTGTGAGGCACTTGAACAAGCAAAGGTTCTTCGAGATTGTCAAAGTTTGACAGTGTGAGGTTGTAGTTGTGTTTTGCTAATGCTCGGCACACAGGCTTTGCTCTACACCACCGGCAAGCCGTTGCGGAGGGATTAAAATCTGGATCAGGATTCATTGTTGCAATTGCGGCAGGGCGTACTTTCTCTTCTGCCCACTTAAACAAGTCTTTAGCTCTTATAGAGTAGCTGTCAATGTGATCAAGCCGAGGTTGCACTATGGTCATGGTGACGACATCTACCTGATCAACGTAAATCTTTAAAGCACCAAGGCCGTACAGCATAAGTTGTGAGTTCTTTTGTGCAGAAACTTTAACGCCTGTCCCGTACTTTAGGTCAATGATGTTAAGTACGCCGTCGTCTACAGCTACGCAGTCAGCAGTTCCAAATCCACCTTGCGCCCAATCAGAGTAATCGACTCTAAGCTCGTAGTGCTTTTCACCACTGTAGGTGTTGCAGTAATCCACGTAAGTAGATACGTGTTCAGCCATTTCTTCATCGACTAACCAACCCTCAACCTCTACACCTATATAGGACTCTGGCGGTCGCTGACTAATCAGGCTCATCTCTGCAAGTTCGTGAGCTGCTGTGCCCTCGGTTGCGTAGATCGACCCTTCATCTTGTGGCATTCCGCTTTCTGCTAAAATACTACCCGGACAATTCATCCATTTGCTTGATCCACTTGCGCTTAATATTGCGTGTGCTGCCATGTATTCACTTCTCCATTCTTGTCTATTCAAAATCAATATTATTTTTAATTACAACTAAAAGCTGTTGACAATACTAATGGTAGTCAACTAAGGTGTCAACTCTTTAGATGTAAATTCACTATTTAGTTGTAATTAAGGAGATTTATACAATGTTGCATGTCAGTACCTACGCGCCAATCGTTCAGTCTGCACTGGATAACGTGGTTGTGCATTCAAGCTTAAAGAACGACAGCTCACTAGCTAGAACGCTAGATGTCACCAAGCAAGCTTTAAGTAAATGGCGAGTGTCCGGGTTGATTCCCGCTCATCGAGCGATGCAAATGGAGCTACTAACCCAAGGCAAAGTTAGTTGGAAAGAGCTTTGTCCTGACATCGTTGAAGACTTCAACCGAAAGGAGCCGGTCTATGCAATCAATAGATAAAGACCGACTCAAATATTATTTTTTTAAGTGGTCGGCAAATTTTCTGATGGGGACTAGTGGCGTATTGGTTTGGGTCAGCAAGCAAATAGACAAGGCTGAAATTGCGCTAATGACAAAGGCGTCAAGATATTTATAAAGGGTGGTAGTAATGGGGTTTTTACAGGAGTTTGGGCACAAGCTAGTCGATCAAGGCTACGAAATTGTGCCGATAATGAAGAACAAAAAGTCACCGATGCTGTCGGGCTGGCAAGACATTAGATCAACGCACGATGACGTTGACGCGTGGCTCTCTAATGGTCACCGCGATGGTGGCGTGGGCATTCTTTGTCGCAACACCATAGCGGTTGATATTGACTGCTACGATAAAGACAAAAACAAAAAGCTGGTGATGTGGTTAGAAGAGAATGTCGGCACTTCACCGGTGCGATATGGCAATTTCCCGAAGTGCATTCTACCTTACCGCGTTGAGTCTCGATTTAAGAAGATCAGAAGCTGTGAGTACGAGGACGCGATGTCTACAACTCACGCCGTTGAGGTGTTAGCCGACGGCCAACAGTTTGTAGCCTATGGAATGCACCCGACAACGCAAAAGCCGTACCGCTGGAATGCAAGTCGAGGTGGCATTGCCGATCACGCGCAAAACTCTCTACCTTTAATGACTAAAGAAAAGGCTGACGCGTTTATTGCCTATTTTGAATTATTAGCCGGTGAGGATACAAACTGGGAGCTTGCGCGGAAGGGCGTGTCTCCGATACAGGTAGACCCCGATGACATCACCATGCTGAAACCTAAAATGGATGTTGATGAGGAGGGTGTAAAAGAGTTACTTGCCTCAGTAGACCCCGACTCACATCACGACGAGTGGGTAAAGGTCGGTATGGCGTTACACCATCACTTCGATGGCGCTGACACGGGCTGGATCATATGGGATGAGTGGTCATCTGACAGTAGCAAGCACCGCGACGGTGAGTGTGAGCGTCGATACGCGACATTCGACACCAAAGGTCGAGTGCCAGTGACGATGGCGTCTGTTAAGCAGATGGAAAAGGCCGTTGTTAGTGAGCGTGTGGTTGAAGAGCGACTACCTCGAATGCTTAGAGAGTGGGCGTTTGTGCATGTCGAAGGCTCGGCGCGTGTTATCCGTGAGGATGTAGGCAAAGGGAACAGTATCGTCCTTTATAAGCTCGAAGACTTAAAGAAAGAACACATGAACTGCCGCGTCTTGTCAGGCGATGAGAAGCCCAAGCTTTTAAACCTTGTTGATATGTGGCTCGAGCATCCAGAGCGAAGAACCTATGCGGCTGGACTGTCATTTGCACCGGACATGGAGATTCTTGATCGTTATAACCTATGGCGCGGGTGGAGCTTTATTCAGGCGAAGGGTGATGTTGACCCGTGGTTAGACTTCATCACCACTGTAGTTGCTGATGGTAACCAGATACACGCTAATTACATCATTAGCTGGGCAGCTCAGATGGTGCAGCAACCTATGCAAAAAATAGGTGTGGGCTTAGTGCTTAGAGGCCGCAAAGGAACGGGAAAGACTAAGTTTGGTGAGCTGTTAGGTGGTCTGTTTAAAGCTCATCACAAGATTGTCAGCAGGGCAGAACACGTTACTGGGAACTTCAACCGACACCTTGAAGACACGTTACTGCTGCAAGCAGATGAAGCGTATTGGGCTGGGGCAAAAGCCTCCGAGGGTGCGCTTAAAGACTTACTGACTAACCCGGAGATCACCATTGAGCGCAAAGGCGTTGATGCGTATACCGCGCCAAATTACACGCGCATTCTATTTACGAGTAACGAGGAGTTCGTCGTCCCGGCTAGTCTGGATGAGCGTCGCTTTGCTGTATTTGACGTCGGTATTGAACGAAAGCAAGACTCTAAATATTTCTCTGAACTTGACCGTTGGTACAACACGGGCGGGGCGGGCGCATTGCTGGAGTACCTTAAAACCTTTGACCTATCCACTACCAATCTGAGGCTAGTGCCACAGACAGACGCGCTGCAAGACCAGAAGTTGGAGGCGCTGGACACTGTTGATCAGTGGCTATTCAACTGCCTAATGAGTGGTGAGCTGCGAGAAAGTAGGGTCGCTGGTAATTGCGTGATGTTTGGCAGTGAGTCACAGAAGTCTGAGGTGTATGACATCTATTGCTCAACCCTTAAAAGTAAGTACGAGTCTCCGATAAAAGAGGTGGGCTTTTGGCGCAAATTAAACAGTTACGCAAATATGTTTAAGCAGGGTAAATACGCTCGGATAGGTGAGAACCGTGTGCGGTTTATAAACATAGCGCCGTTAGAGTCAGCCCGCTTTATCTTTGATGCCAGTAACGGCCTAAAAGTTGATTGGGCAGAGTTCGATGAGAGCAAAGCCGAGGATGTTTTTGATGATGTTTGGGAGTCAGCCGATGGGTAAGGGAAGCAAACAACGCCCAACAGCGGCGTCTTTTTACGATAATTTTGACAGGATATTTGGAGATAAAAAAATGACGATGTATAGGTGCGACAAGTGTGGGGTGGTGGACGAGCGAGAGGTTCACGAGATAGTTGAGAAAAACTATGAGCCAATGGGCGATCAGCACGTTGAGCGCCTTGTTATTTATTTAGAGTGTGACCGGTGCGGCGGTGAGGATATTGAAGAGTTCAATCCGTTGTCTTGTGACACTTGTGACGATTAAAACCCCCTAGAGTTCGGCAATTCCCCTAGCTGATACTCTCTTTGCCTCTAAGCTTCACGGCTTAGGGGCTTTTTTTTACCTATAAATACAACCTGTAGTTGACGATACAACATATAAATGAGATAATGACTACGTCATCAAGGGGATGGCTTAATTAAATAACTAAATAAATAACTAAAGTGATGAGGAATATAGTGATGAAACTTAAGAAAACTAGATTAGAAAGAACATGTAGCCAATGTGATAAAACAATTAACAAGGGTGATATGTATGGTCAAAAGTCTAAAAGTTATCCAGTGTGGGAAACTTACTGGAGTGCCGACCAAAGACCTAAAGAGGAAATACCTGATTGGGCTTGGACTAAGGTTTATTTTTCTGACCTTTTTGATTGGTGTGAGAGTTGCGCCCAACCTGAAAAAGAGGTGGCGTAATGAACTTATTTGAACTGGATGAGCTGATCCATCAGCTAGAACGCAAGCAAAGCGACACCGATGAGATGCTCCAAATGTACTACCGCAAACGCGGTGAGCTTAGAGAAGTTGTCAAGGGACGCATCGCCGGGATCATGTCGGGCGTCAGTGTGTCCAATAATACAACCAATAGTGGTATACTTAACCAAGAGAGGTACTAAGATGGACGTTTTATTATCATTGTTATTTTTATTTGTAATGTGTTTCTGCGCTTCCGGGGCTTGGCTAATCGTTCAAGACAAGCAGCGCGACTTCCTGATGAGGAGAGAAATTGAAAATCGTCGATATAAACAGTAGTAAATCATCCGATGAGCCTGTAAGGGATATAACCTCTCAGGCTCTTCTGGATGCACTCTCAGACTTTGGCAGTTACGCCATGCATGAAAACATCAAAGCTTTTGCGGTCGTCGCTTTAGATGGTGACGGACAAGTGACCAACTCTTGGCACTCAGATGGCGTTCAGATAACAACGCTGTTAGGTGCCATTGAATTGATGCGTAACGACTTCATCAACGAATATATCTAACCACCCACCGCATAACTCTCATAGCCTTAAATCATTTAGTTGTGTCCTTACACAAAATTACAATGCACGCCCATTAACTTGTGAGGTGTGTAATGTTGTTTGTTTGTCTGTTTTGCGTTGTTTTTTTAGGATTGATAGCTGGGGATGATTTAAGGGTTTGAGGCGGTGAGGCGGTGAGGTTTTGAAGTGGTCAAGGATAGGCCAAAAGGTCAAGGTAAGGTCAAGGATAGAAAATGTTAACCTTGACCACCTTAAGTCATTGATTTTATTATATTTTATTACTTATTTTTACTCTTTTTCTTTAAAGGTCAAGGTAAATAGATATAAAGTCAGTAGGAAAAAAAAACCTAAAAATAGTGTTTTTAAATCCTGCTGGTTTTGTCGGATTTTACCTTGACCCTTGACCTTTTTTGTTAAAATGCTCTGAAACGTAGAGCCGGTGCGGGTTTGAGGTGGTCAAGGATAGAATTGAGAATTTGATCTATCCTTGACCTTGGAGCTAAAATGCTCTGAAACGTAGAGCCGGTGAGGCTTAGAGGTGGTCAAGGTAAACTGATTTAACCGCGACACCGCGACAAATTAACCGCGACAAATCGACCGCGACAAATCGACCGCGACAAATCGACCGCGACAAATCCTGCAGCCGAAAGTTCAGCTGCCGAAAGTTCATAATACATTAGTGATAAAAATGTAAGCGCCGGATCCGGTGACCCATAAAAAGACAAGATAGGCGCTCAGGTTAGATTTAAGGAATCGATCAAGTAATCGCATCAATTATCCTCCGACGGCTATTAAATTAGATTTGAAGTTATTGGAGCGCGACCCGTGTACCGTGATCGCTATGTTCTTGGTAACACCATCACATAAACCGCAATCAATGCACTGGATGCCTTTAGAGTCTGCTAGGCATTCTATTTCAGAGTCGTAAAGCGCATCACCAACCATCGCGACGCGGAAAGTTTTTGCGCCTTGTGCCTGATATTTTAACGCTTGTTTTGGTGAGTCGGCAGAGACCATGCAGAGAGACATAAAACGACTGTCGAAGTGCTTATGGTTCGCTTGATGAGTGTATCCAGTGTGCCCCGACCCCAGTAATGCAATCGATGATGCGACACCAAACGGAATTGCCGCGGGGTCACCATAAGCACCGAGCCTGATCATTCGACCGGCAAAGTGTCCCGCATGTTGATCAATATCAAAGGCCGGATAAATTCCGCGCTTATATCCTTTATATACCGCATTAGGTGCTTGACCAATATTTACATAACAAGCGCCTTTATTAAAATGTCGGTGCGGACAATTGCCACAGATTGAAACATCAGCGCCGACCTTGGAAGCTTCGACCGGATTAATATCCGTCCTAATTATCCAAGTTTGCACCATGTCGCCGGTCTTTTTATTACTGGTGCTCATCGTCGCAATAATGGCAATGGGTTCACCGTCTAACACACTGGCACCTTCCCACATTATAAACCCGCGAGTTTTTGACAACCCGACCGGCTTTGACTTGTTGGCTGATAAATATCTCATTGTTGTTGCCTCTACTTTTAGTTGTAAATAAGTACAAAAAAACGCCCTCGATTAAGGGCGCTTGATTTACTTACTCGTCATCTATCCTGTCTATATCCATTACTTCGGCGTCGCCGTCATCAACTGCCCCTACTAACGCTGAAAATTCTCGTTTTGCTGCGATTTCAGCAGCTTTTTGATTTTCAGATTGTATTGTTAAATGCCGTCCTACAATACCTGTAACGTGAACATTATAGGTTTTCATTCCTCATTTACTCCCTTATCAGTGTTAGTAATCTTGGCGGCCAGATTCCACGCCAACATTGCGCCATGCCATGCGGCTGCCTTCTCTGCGCCACTCATGGCCTCAATGATGTTCGTTAGTTCGTCCATGTCTTCCGGTGTGTGCCATAGGTTTACTGGGCTAATTGTCTTAATTGTCATGTTGTATTACCTCTATATATGAATGTATCACGATGGTCTCACATATACGTTGTATAGTCAACCTGAGGTTGTAATTAGGTCAACCAAACTCGACAACAGAGTATCGGACACACAACGAACTGTTGTAATGCGATATAATCGGCGTCATTCACGATCTAACGGGAGTTATTAAATTGTCCAACATCAAGCCTATTGATTTAGATAAGCTCTATGACCTAGCAAAGATAGGGCTATCGGAAGAACAGATAGCAATTAGCCTCGGCATATCAGTCTCGACAATTGCACGCCGCAAACGTGACGATGACACATTTAACGAGACCTTAAAGGCCGGCAAGCAAGCTGGCATATCGGCGGTTACTAATTCTTTGTTTGAATCCGCAACGGCTGACAAGCCCAACACGTCGGCGCAGATATTTTTCCTAAAGAACCGAGCTGCATGGCGGGATAGAACCGAAGTAGATACTAACATTGCTGGCGGTATTGAGGTTACTTACGACATAGATAACGCCTTACAAGCGCTAAAGGATGCGGGCGTTGACCCGTCCAGCCTCTAGGCTTATCTTATGACTGATAAGATTAATATGCCTATTAATCAATGGCTTACGGCTATATGGTACAGTCTTCGGCACAACAGCCGGTCAGGTTTTGCGGTTTTGAACCCGCTTCGCAAAATTGGGACTCCCGGCTGGGGCAGTACGCCCCCATATATATCGTTACATATAGGGCGCAAATAA